CAAGGTTGTATTTACTCCGGGCGGAGATTCAGATTAATGACAATTGGTCCCGATATAAAAGAAGTATTGGCTGAAGTTGGTGTCAAGTATCTGGTTCTTAGAGATTCAGGAAATGTTACCGGTGAATATCTTACATATAAACCAAATGCTCAAGTAACAAAGCCCTTCATCCGGGAGTATTTCCTTGAAGCTGCATTGTCCCATGATACAAAAGCAGTTTCTGGTGATATAATTCAGTTTGTTATAACAGAAGATTGTTATATCATTATGAACAGTACACCAGCTTTATTTGAGAATGCAGTAATAAAATATGAATCTGTTCTTTATAAAACAAATGTTCTCATTGATGTTTTGAGACCGTCTAATGTGCGGGATGTCAATACATTGCAGATGAGAACCATATGGACTCCAATTAAAACACGAGCAAAAGCCCTTATTTCAGTTCCTATGTTTGGAATTGACTTGGATACAAACGAAGAGCTTGGTTTAATTGGAATTGGAAATTATGAGCTTTATCTTCCAAGTTCTTATGGCGCTCAAGTATTGGATAGAATCAGAGTATCATCGAGCGAATTTTATCGAGTTGAAACCGTCAAGAGAAGACGGTACAATAATGTGGATGTTCTTGACATCGGAGAAGATGTTGGTCCCACGACTTCCACAACCACGAGTAGTACCACAACTACTACGGCATAATGAGTATGCTGTCAGTTAGATACCAGACATAAGGAGTATGTCATGGCTAATGTACGGACAAAATGCCCAAAATGTAAGTGTAAGTTTGACATAACAAAAGAAAGAAGAGAGAGTTTCAATTGCCCTGTTTGCAACACTGCTTTAGTAAGAGCAGTTCCGTTGCCCAAGGGCGAACCTATAAGAATAGATGGGAGACATGTAACATGAAAATGCATTTATTTATTCTGCCTTCATTTAAAAAGAACTCGGGAGGAGCCAGTACTGTTGTGTCCTTCCCCAAAGATTGTGTAAGTTCTGTATCTTTTGTCAATACTTATGCTGATATAAATTCAACGGACAAGACAGCGCCATGGTATGGAGTCTTTCTTGATAATGAGTATATCGACAAAGCTATTAAAAAGAACTTGAAAACATTTTTGATGACAATTGGTAATAATGCTCTTGTCCTTTATAAAAAGAATTATTTGGCTAAGACAGCAGACTGGTATCCCAGAATATTTAGGAGCAATATAAGATTACATGCTGCGCCTTTTCGGACTGAGGATGCTATTGAATATGAAAAAATATTAAATGGATGGGTGTGTGAACATGGCTTTAAATAAGTTTGTAAGATTTAATCAACTTCATCTTAAAAGATATTTTGCTGCTTTGAATGGGATTAGTGCCCATGTGAAGAGAGAGAAGAATGATCTGCCATATAGAAACGCTGTTGCATTTTCTAATTTAGTTGTAGGAAATATAAGCACCCAAAAATATGCCAGTGGGTATGCTCCTTTGAATCCAAGATATAAGGAGTGGAAAAAACATTATGGAAGGTCAGGAAGAGAGTTTTGGGCTTTGTTTAATAATCTCATTCAGAGGATTGCTGCTTTTAAGGTAAAAGGCGGATGGATGGGGGGAATTGAAGTTGGAATGGTAGTGGGGGGAACATCTTGGTTTGGAAAAGGAGATAGAGGACATTCGGTGGATGTAGCTCAATATGCCACATGGCTTGAATATGGAAGAAAAGGACAACCTGCGAGACCTCTATTTGTTCCATCAACTGAGGAATATTGGCAGGGTGAGTTTCAAAAACAAGGGATACAATCATTACACAAAATGAAAGGATATTGGAAATGAAATTATTAGGATTAGAACCAAGAGATGTTTATATTGCAGTGGAGTTTTCGGAAGCTCAGTTGCGAAATATGCAGCGGTTCTTTGAGAAAGCACTTCCTATCTTCATTAAAGTATTTGGTGACACTGAGGAAGAACTGGTAGATGAAATTCAACAGATAAGTGTAAGTACAGAGAAGATAATTGATCGAGTAGAGGAGAACACACAAAATGGCTCTTGACCCAACTGCGAGAGAATCAAATTTTAGGGATAGCTTGAAGGATTACCTTATTGCTGGAATCGAAACTGCCGAAGGCATTCCTTTGACTTTTGACAAAGCTTTAGCTTCACCAGATTTGCAGGGAAAAACTGTTCACAGATGGGTAAGTGTTATTATAGATACGATACAATTGGGAACAATGTCGGAAATGAGTATAAGGCTGTTTTGTTGTACGAGACAGGATAATGAGGGATTCAAGTTGGCTCAGTTACGAGATTCAGTAATGGGGTATCTTGTAAATGATGGTATTGTTGCAGATGGGCAAGTCAGGATTCCATTTTATAGGAGTATGCCAATCAGAGCAAATTGGATTCTTTTGGGCAGTTTATTGGTACAGGATGTTTTTGAATCTGGTCAGATGGAGGCACCTGATGAGACCAAGTATAAAATTATAACTGTTCGATTACGGACGCCATCGAAAATGTAGAGGTATACAATGCCCAAGAACTTTTGTTATTGTGAAAAATGTAATAAGAAACTAATCGAGAGGCTTTCAAATGGACTGTTCAAGTTTGTTTTTGGAAAAAAAGTGGATTCGTCAAGGACTCCACCAGTTTATATGTTAATACATGGCTCAGTCAAGATGAAGTGTATCAGAAGGTCTTGCGGTCATTTTAACACATTCAGTTATTTTCCTTTCAATCAGCCGAAAGCTGAAAACTCTGGCAAAAACGAAGAAACAACTAATATAGAATAAAGGAGGTGATATTATGGCAACTACTGGTCCCACAACTAAAGACACCACCACCATAGCATTGGGGTTAGCACAAATAAGAATTGGTGCTTCTGCTGCGAATCTTACGAAGCAATTTCCTGTTCTTGTAGCCGGCGACTCTATTGGTGCTCTTGCAAACACTAAGTTTGTTGGCAATGCTGAGTTCTTCAAACTGGAATCTGGTTATCCTATGCTTGAAGATGCTGTGTTCCCACTAAGGGAGTCTGCTGCTCTTGAATGTGCGTTTAAAGAGATGACTCCTTTTAACTTGGCACTCGCAAGAGGTGTCGACCCAACCAGTGCTGAATATTCTGAAGCACATTCAGGGTCTATTAAACTCGGTACGCTTGCTGCTCCTGTTAGTATTCGTATGGAAGCCATCTATACATATCCCGATGGAACAAATACGCTGAATATTATTTTTCCGAGCGCACAAGTTTCTGGTTCTATTGAAATGGACTTTGCACCTGAAGAGCCTGCCGCCGTTGCTGTTATGATTGAAGCAAAACGGGCAGACAGTGAAGTATCAGGTGGAAACGCTGCATGGGATAATAAGCCCATTGGACAAATCCTGTGGAATGATGGTAGCACGTTTACCACTACCACTACTACTACAACAACAACATCATAACAATCTTTTAAGGAGAATAGAAATGCCAGATAAAATTAAATTAAAAAAGAACATCGCCCAAAGGGTCAATCCCCGAATTGTGGATGTCGAAATTGGCATTCACAATTTGAGGAAAATTAAAGTATATCCTTTATCTATGCACGATCAAAAACAACTCACGAAATTGATAGATGAGGTTTTAAAGTCTATTTTTAAAGATGATGGGGGGAAATCGAAAGATGATAAGAACCTTATAATGGTTTCGAGAGCAGTAAAAGCAATAGAGGAAAACATTGAGCCAATTTTTAAATTCGTTCTGCCTGATGAAAATATCCCAAAATTAATGAAGGAATTGGATAATGACCAGCTTTCACAGATTGTTGAAGTTGTTTATAACACCAATTATAAAACACCAGTAAAAAACGTGATGAGCCTCTTCCAGACGGAGCAATTGGAATCGGTCTTGAAGAGGCAGTTATCACAGTCTGCCAACAATATGGATACCGCCTTGAACACTTCTTCAAAAGAAGCTTTAAAGAAGGAGGTTTAACAACTGAACAAATGCTCGTTCTTTTTGAGCAGTACCAAGAGGGACAAATGCAAGAGAGGAGATTTCTTGCAGGAATACATGGCATTAATCTTGATAAGGAGATGAATAAAAACAAAGAGGAAAGTTCTTTTATGTTTGGTGACCCTAAGGATTATGAAAAAATGTCTGATGGGGAGAAAAAAGAGAAGACCCGACAGATGATGGGAAAACACAAATCTTGGGCAGCTAATACAATGAGGAAATAATTATGGCTGGTAAATCATTAAATCTTGGAACAATATTTAGAGCAGATGCTACAGAGTTCTTTTCCACCATTGGAAAAATGAAAGCCTCGCTAAAGACACTTAACTCAGCTTATGCTCAGGCAGGAAAAGCAGCTAAGGCAGGAATGGGGGGAGTTAGCACTGCTGTTGGTAAAACTAATGCCGCATTTACTAAGGGCGGAAAGAAAGCTCAAGAGTACAGTAAGCAGATAGGTAAAGTTGAAGGAGCTTTTAAACGGACTGTGGCCGCCATGAAAGTGACAGCTTCTTATGGAATAGCGGCTACAGCCATCTTTGCTGTTACGAATGCATTTAAAGCAGGAATAAAGGAAATAGTTGATTATGACCAAGCATTAAAGAATTTGCAAGCTATTACCAGAGCTACAGATGATGAAGTTGTTGGAATGGGAGAGACAATTAAAAGGGTGGCGGAAACAACAAAATTCTCTACTGGTGAGGTTGCTGATGGAATGGTTCTTTTAGGTCAAGCTGGTTTTACTGCTTCTGAAGCTATGAATGCAATGGAGTCGGTAGCTAATCTTGCAACTGGTACTTTGGGCAATATGAAGGAAGTCACAGATTTACTTACCACAACTATCCGAGCATTTAGTCTTGATACAATCGAATCTGCAAGAGTTTCCGATGTCATGGCGAATGCTATAAATAGGTCGAAATTAACAATTGATAAATTGAAGATTGCGTTCAACTTTGTGGGCGCCGCTGCTGCTCAGTCTGGACTTCAGCTTGAAGAGGTAGCTGCTTCAATGATGTTACTTGCTAACCACGGACTTAGAGCAAGTACAATAGGTACAGGATTGAGGCAAGTGCTTTCGAGACTGGTAGCACCAAATAGGAAGCTTAGACAGGAGTTTGAGGCACAAGGAATATCGCTTGACAAGATAAATCCAAAGACTGTTGGTTTTCAAAACTCAATGAAAGAACTTACTAAGGTTCTTTGGGATGCTGAGACTCAAACAGTTGATATGGGAAAAGCATATAGTCTATTTGGTTTGAGAGGTGCACAAGCTGTTGCAGTTCTTGTTAAAGGATTTGCTGGTAAGGGTTTTCAAGATATGCTTGATAAAACGTATGAAGTAGGTACAGCAGCTTCTATGGCTGCAAAGCAAATGGAAGGTTTAGGGGTTGCTTTTAAGAATTTAGTGGATAGGGCAAAACTAATAGCGGTAACATTAGGAGAGGGAGGAGTTACTAATTCTCTAAGGATTTTGGTTCAAGTATTAAAAGGAGCAACAATTGCCATTCAGACTTTTCTGAGAAGTGGAATAGGTCAGTTAATTATTAGTATGGGTGCTGTTACTGGTGCAACATATTTATTATCCAAAGCGTTTGTTTTTTTAGGAGTAAAGGCACTTCTTTTATCAAAAATATTTACCGGAACAAAATTAGTTATGGGAGTATTAGTAAGCGAATTTATTGCTATGAATAGAGCAATTGGTTTGTCTGCTGCTATTTCTGGAACAATGGGCACTGTGTTTTCGAGACTTTGGGGAATAATGGCTGCTCATCCTTTTCTTGCCATTGCTGTTGGGGTAGGGGTTGTTGTCGGAGCAATAAATCACTTTTTAGGGTCAACACAAAGAGCGATTGATGAGACGGTTAAACTCACTCAGGAAACAACAAACAACGTACATGCTTTGAAGGTTTATTCTTCGGCATTGGATGTTATATCAAAGAAGAGAGATGAAGGTAAAAAAATAGACACCGAATATATTACTGTTTTAAAGAGACTAAGGGAAAGCTACCCAGATTTAAAAGACCAAATAGAATTATCTACCGAAGCTTTTGAGAAAAATCGTGAAGCGGTAGAGGAAGCATTAGGAAGAGAGGCACAAAAAAATATAGAGGAGACCACAAAATTAGTTAAGCTTTATACAAAGGCAGCCGAAGAAGCAAGAATAAAAGCGGGACTATTAGAATTTGTGGCAATTGGAATTAGAAAGTTGGGGGAAGGGGTCGCTTGGTTTCTTGAGGGTGTTGGTAAGATATGGGGAAGTATTTTTCATTTTTTTGGAGAATTGGCACGAAAAATCCCATTCGTAGGGAAAGCCATTGGTTCTGAATTGGATGACATAGCAGACACCTTTGATAATTTAGTTGGGAATATGAAAGCATATTATTCTGACTTGGGCAAGGAGTCTAAAGAGGCACTTAAAATAGAAGGAAGGCGATTACAGGCTCTTCGCAATGTTTCGGAAACAATGAAGGAGGCAGGAAAGACAACAAAACAGGTAACAGAAGAATTAAAAAAGATGGGGGCAACGACAGAACAAATAGAAAAAATAAGTGATGTTTTTGATGACCAAGTGCTTTCCTTAGAAGAACTTGAAAAAAGATACGGAAATGCCGCAGAGGAAATGCCAAAATTGTTTGTCACATTCTATGAAGAGATGGATGATATGAGAAAGGCTGATTTTTTGAAAGCAATTAAATCAATGGATGATGAGGTTGCCGCTGCAAAGAAGAAGCACAAGGACATGGAAGGTGTAACTGAATTAGGGTATGCAACTATGGCAGCGATTAAAGCAAGACATCTATTGAAGTTTGTTGAAGACAATTATAAGGATGTTTTGTCTGAGGAAGAGTTGTCTAAAAAGAAGGTAGAGATATTGGATGCGTACCTGATTGAAGTTGATAGGGTATATAGTGAAAGGACAAAGAAGATTCAGAACACATACCAAAAAGAACATGAGCTTGCGGAAGGGAATTTTGACAAACTAAAAGATGCACAGGAGAAATTTGACCTTGCTATTGTAGAGGCAACAAAGGAAAGAACCAAATCCATTGAGGGGATTCAGAAAGTACATAATGAGAGAATACAGGTAGAACAGAAAAAACTTGTTGATAAGTTGAGGGAACTGCATAAGAAAATGGCAGAAGATTTAATAAATCAACTGAAGAGCAAATATGATGAGCTAAAGACCGAAGTTGAAAAGCTCATGGATGACCTGAAATCACTCGAAGAAAGTTATAATGATGCCATACGAGAGTCCAAGCAAAAGACAATGACCGAAGAGGAAAAATGGTATGATGATAGAAAAGAGCTAAATCGTTTGATGAACGAAGCGAGAACAACAAACGATGAGGATACATGGAAGAAAGCTTTTGATCTTGCAAAGAGTCTTGGCAAAGAGATAGAGGATGAGCAAGGGAATGTTGTAAAGAGTATGGAAGAAACCACTCGTTTGTCTCAGAAGCTTATGACCGAGATTCATGGTGAGCAAATGAAGCTTGTTCGTAAGGAGATTGCCGAGAGAGAACACCAGATGGATACCATAAAAAAGGATATAACAGAACTTGAAGGTCTTGTTAAACAATATGGGGAAGCTATTGATGAGGTAAGTAAAAAAGAACTTCAGTTAAAGATGGAGCAAGCACTTCAAAGTATTGGTGAGGCACATGATATTGTTACGAAGTTCAAATCTAAATGGGATGCACTTGAAAGCAAAGTCATAACACTAACTATAAAAGTTAATGACCAAAGTGGAGGGAAGTTTGATTCTGGTCCCGATATTGCTCCTGAAGGAAAAACAGGAGGCGTAGTAAAAGCCAAAAGAGGAGCAAAGCTTCCCGGATTTGGGGGAGGGGATAAAGTAAGAGCTTTACTGGAAGCAGGAGAATGGGTCATAAGAAAGGAAGCTGTGCAAAAATATGGCTCAGCTATGTTTGCAGCATTAAATAATCTGAATTTTGATGTTCAGGATTTGCTTGGTGGAGCTATGAAAAAGATGGGAGGATTTATTAATCCACCTGTACATAAATTTCAAGCAGGAGGTTCTACAGTCGGTGAAGAAAGTGGAAGTGGAGGTGGAACTAAAATTTATAATGTAACTTTCTCTCCTCAATTTATGACAGGAGATGAAATGGCAATGAGGAACATGGCACCAGAACTTAAACGAGTACTTAACGAATTAGATGATAGGTGGGGTAGCTAATGGCGAAAATAAAATTATACACAAGAAATATTTTAGAGACAGGAACATTCACTGTTACAGGGGATGCAGAAAGTGGCTTCCCTGAATCTCGATTGCATGACAGAGATATAAGTCTTTATTGGAAAGAGGACTCTCAGGAGGCTACAGTGAATTTTCATGTTGACCAAGGAGCTTCTCCCATTAAAGATATAGATGCTTTATTTATTGCAGGACATAATTTTAATGGAAGTGATCTTCAATGGCAATGGTCTACTAATAATTCCGATTGGTTTGATGTTGTGGTTGATTGGACTCAAGGGGATGCTTTACAAATAGTTAAAACGCTTTCAACACATCTTACAAAAAGATATTGGCGGGTAGTATTATCCACCGCAGTTGTGGCACAATGTACGGAAATGTTTATGTCTTATGGGCATGAGTTCCAAGTGAGATTTGATGACCCACCAAACGGAACAAAAAGAACGAATGTTGTTTGGAAGGAGTCTGTTGGTGGCATTGAACGCTCTACAAAATATGGTGATAGGAAGAGAAAAAGAAAATATAGTCTATTCTTAGACGCTGCAAACTTGGCTGCTTTTCGTACTGCAATGGATGATTTAGACGAAGGGTCAAAGCCATTCTATATTGAAGACCATGAGGGGGAAGTTTGGATGTGTCGTTTAGTAAATGACCCAACAGAGAAATATTTAACTCCCGGAACTACTCCCATAACAATAGAGGTAATTGAAAAACTGTGAAAACACTTAGCTCATTTAATCAAGTTGCAATGGATAACCCCCATGTTGACTTAATAAGATTGGTCAAAATTGATTTTGGTGGATTGATTCTATATCTGTGTGATAGGGCTTGGGGGGATTTAGGTAGTAAATGTATATTCAATGGACAGATATATGAGCCATTAATTCTTTCATGGGGAAATATTGACCAAGGAAGAATAAATCCAATTACGTTTAAGTACTCTCCGGGTCAAGCAAGTTTCAGTATTGATAATAAACCACCTGTTGGAGATTTTGATTGTTTCACTTCTATTTTTCCTACTTATAGACCACACAAAGCAATCGTAACTATATCCCAGATATTTAATGGAGCAACAATTGCAGGAGATGAAATAACTGAATGGGAAGGAAAGATCGAAGACTTTCCTGCAATGAAACAAGAATCTGTTGGTATTACTTGTATAGGCTATGACTTATCAATATTAGCTTCATTTGAACACACAATAGTTTCTTTTTCCAATTATCCCGGAGCTGATCCTGATGAAGTTGGAAAAATGCTTCCAGCAGTTTATGGTGAAGCGAAGAAAGTTCCATTTATAGCAGTAGATGTTGGTTCTATGACAACAACTACCGAAGATTTGGATGTCTCGGAAACAATAATTGATGTTACAGATGCAAGTTTGTTCCCTACTACTGGAACTATTCAGATAGATGCTGAAAAAATAGATTACACAGGAAAGACAACAACACAGTTTATAGGTTGTACAAGAGGCGTGGATGGTACAGATGCTTCAGAACATGACCCTTCTGCAACAGTAGCGGAAATACAATCCAATTATTACTATATTATCGACCATCCAATTGTAGCTGTTCCTGCTGTTTATGTTGAGCATAGATCGTCAGGCGAGTTTGTTAGACAGTCTTCAGACGTTTATACTATCTATACTGGGCAAACAGGAGATGAACATGCAAGCTATCCGGGAAAAGGGGTAATTGAGTTTAATCTTCTTCCTTTTATAAACAAACAAATAAATATAGAAGCTGTTGATACAATTGATGTGGATGATACTATTGATGTGAATGATGGTATAGGAGTTAATGATAATATTGGTCTTTCTGTGGGGGGAACAACAAAAAACAGTTATCCTATTTCTGGTCCCGCTTCTGGTCGTGATGGAAGTATGCAAACAGCTTATCGTTTGCCAGTAGGAGTCACTTCTTTTGGTTTTTCTTCTGTTAATTATGGCACAATTGTTAGTCAAACAATCTTTGTTTACCTTCAAAGTTTTGATTCAGGGTATTGTCATATTAGTCTTAGTTCTGCGAGTGGCAGTTTAGTTGTTTCTGGTTACATGTCCCATGGCGATTGGATGCGTGTTGTTTGTACTGGTGGTGGTTGGAGTTCCAGTATTCGTTTAAATTGTTCTGGAGAGGTTTGGGTATTTGATTGTTATAAAGTGGTTGAATATAATGCAATAGCAAATAAATCTGGTTCAGCTTATAAGTCAGGAGGTGCAACAAAAACAGGTGATGCAGAAAAAACAGGAACAGTTACTTTAACAGGAAATAGTGTTGCAGATACAGTCATTGGTGGTTTGGTCTGTGCTGATGTTCAAGGACAACCTGCTGATGATTCTGGTGATTATGGTACTGAAGATTCTTTAATTGAAAGACCTGACCGAATATTAAAACATATTCTTGTGGAAAGATGTAGTTTATCTTCTAATAGAATAAACACAACTTCTTATAATGCTTCAGGAGCAAGGTATTCAACGTACTTTATGAATCAAGCAGTTGTTTTATTGAATCCCCCTGTTATTCCTGATTTAGTCTATGACATAGCAAGACAATCACGTTCCCTTGTTTTTTGGGAAGCAGGACAGCACCATCTTAGATTCATTGAACGAGAAGAAACAACAGACAAGGAACTTATTGCAAATCGAATTGATCTAAGTTCAATAAAGGTTAGCTATACAAATAGAACTTATATCAAGAATAAATTTACTGCTGTCTTTGATAGGGAATGGACTGCTGCAAATAGACAAGGAGTTGAGCTTTTTACAGATGCTATTGAAATTCAAGATAATGATAGTATTACTGATTATGGTACTTTAACAGCAGAACAAATAGAGTATCCTTATATAAATGATGGTGGAACTGCTTTAGTTTGTCTTAATGATTTAAAGGTAAATAAGAAAAAACCAAAAATACAAATAGAATTAGAGGGAGGTCTTTACTTATCAGAAATGGAAATTGGAGATGTTATTGCTTTTTCTTTCACAAGTGATGATGTTCTTGATTTAGCTTTATTAAAATTGGTGTCGAGAATAGTAAATCAGTTTAGAGTTTTAGGAAAGATACAAACATCAAAGTCAAGTATGAAACTTTTGTTGTCCTTTGAGGCAACTTCTGATGCAATTACTTATGAAGGTTCTTTTTATACTTTAGTTGCTTCTGATGATGGTTTTAGTTTAAGCACTTTCTTTTATAATACTGTAAATGAAAATATTATGGGTGAGACAGGGGGAGCAGTTTCTACCTCCTCTACGACATCAACAGTTTCAACGACAAGTTCCACACATACCACAGTTAGTACCACAAGCTCAACAGCTTCAACTACCAGTTCAACAGCTTCAACAACTTCTACAACACACACAACCACAACCACTAGCACAAGCACTTCCTCCTCCACTACATCAACGACTGCAAGTGGAACTACAACAACAACAATTAATCCTTGTGATATAGGATATGAAATTTATAATAGATGTGCAGGAGCAGTTGCAACAGCTTCTTCAGATGAGTTAGGACATGAGGCGCCAGATGCAATTGATGAAGATATAGATAGTTATTGGAAGTCCGAAGCTTCTGGATTCCCGCAATGGATTAATATTGAAATGCCAATTGCAAGAACAATTGGTAAGATTGTAATAAAGACGAATGATACTCAACACACTTATCATCCAACTTCATATGACTTAAAAGCTTCAGCTACAGGAGAGTTTGGTGGTGAAGAAGTTACTCTGTTAAGTCATACAAGCATCAGTTGGTCTTCAGATGAAACAAAAACATGGTGGTTTGAGAATGGAACTGCTTATAGGCATTGGAGATTGTATGTTAATGGTAATGCCGCTGGAGAATATGCAACTATCTGTGAATTAGAATTGTATCAGTGTAATACTTATTCAACTACAACTACCACAACTTCGAGTTCTACAAGCACGACAGCAAGTTCGAGTTCTACAAGCTCAACGGCTTCAACAACCAGCACCACACATTCAAGTACCAGTTCAAGCTCAACAGCTTCAACAACCAGCACCACACATTCAAGTACCAGTTCAAGCTCAACGGCTTCAACAACCAGTACAGCTTCAACAACCAGTAGCTCAAGCTCAACAGCTTCAACAACCAGTACAGCTTCAACAACCAGTAGCTCAAGCTCAACAGCTTCAACAGCTTCAACAACCAGCACCACACATTCAAGTACCAGTTCAAGCTCAACGGCTTCAACCACTTCAACTACAGAGCCTCCCCAAAATGATTTTTCAAGTGATTCAAGTTGTAAGGCTGTATGGAATTTTGATTCTGGTGCTTTAATAACAGATTCAAAAGGAACTAATACTTTAACAAACAGCAATGTCGTAGAAGATACAAGTGATTATAAACAAGGAGGTTGTTCTGCAAGCTTTCCAACAGGAAGTCAATTGTTCACTATAGCGGATGCAGATTTGGATTCTGGATTTCCTTTGAAGAGTGGGGACACAAATAAAAAATTTACTATGTGTTTTTGGTTTAAACATACAGATAATGATGCTTTTTATATTTACTCTAAATATGATACAGGAAAATTTAGTGTTCGTGTAGGTGGGTTAACTTCAACTAGCAATTATATATTTTTTCAGATTGGTTATAATTTTGGGAACAGTGGCGAAACTGTGCAGTTGTTTAATGGCAATATTAATAATAATATATGGTATCATGTTGGTTTAACTTTAGATGATTCTACAAAAGCATGGACAGCACGATTGTGGGATGATAGTGGAGAGGATTTATACACAGACAGTGGAACATTTGTAAATAATATTAATGTGGAAAATTCTTTATTGCAGATAGGCAGATATTCTACTTTTGGAGTAGATGGTAATATGGATGAATTTGTTGTATTTGATAGAGTGCTTGATGGAGATGCAATAGATGCAATTAGAAACCAAATATATTCTGGAACTATGTAAGGAAGGAAAAAATGGCAAACAGAGCATTTATAAGATTTAGAAATATAACAATACCAAATTATTCAGAAGTGTCTAATGTCTTTGTTAGATTTACTGCATATTCTAATAAGTCTGATACTCCTGTGGATTTGAGGTGTGCTTTTGTCAATGCTGATAATCCGGGTGCACCATCTACTTATGCTCAATTACAAGCCCTTAGCTTGACAGATTGGGTTTCTTGGAGTTCATTAGAAGGATGGACTGATGGTAATACATATGATACTCCTGACTTGACAGATATATTACAGACTATAATTGATAGAGAGGGTTGGGCACAAGATAATTCTATAGTATTAATTATTGAGGATGTTAGTTCAAGTGGACAAAGAGGTTTTTCTTCTATACAACATGCACAAGGAGTTGAGAGGTCGGTTCTTTTTGTTACTTACATAGCAAGAGAAGTTTTATTTGTTGTGAATGATGATTTTATTGGTGAGGATGAAGAGTATCCTTCTAATTCAAGATGGGGGACAAACTCTTATAATGCAAAACCATACATAGACGACAACAGACTTTATTTGGGTATTTTTTCGGAGTATAATGAAGGTGTTGATATTTTTTCAAATTGGTATGTTGTTGGAGCAATAGAAGCTAATATTGATGTTGACATAGATGCTTCTATAGTAGAAGATGTTTATTCAAATATATTTTCTTTTTCTATACAGACTGTCAGACAGTCTTCTGTTGCTCCAAGCGCCTCAAATTATGCACAAATGGTAAGATTTCAGTTTGTTTATTATAGTAATACTGATGAATGGAAATTGGAAGCTGTTCTTGGTAAATATGGAGAAAATGCATATATTGTAAAACAGGAAGTTTACCCATCTGGAATTCTTTCTTGTAATTTAAGAATATCTGTAGACCAAAATGGATATAGTAGATTTTATGTTGATGGAGAATTATGGGAATCTTCCACCTTTGATTCTCCTGAATGGGAACCTGATGAATACTCTTCATGGCGTTCTGAGAGAGTATATACAAGAATGACAGGAGATACAAGTTTTTATAATTATGTTACAGGAACAATATATGTAGATAATTTTGTTCTTAATAGTGGGGCAGTAATGGGACCACTTGGGTTTACTTATTAACACAATCATTATTAACCTTAATGAAGAAAGGAGAATGAAAAATGAAGATTGCACTACTCACAAATTTTATGGAGTTTCAACCGGGGTATTCCTTAACAGGAATTGTAAAAGACCAAGCTATTATGTTATCAAGGTTTGGGCATGACGTTCATCTGTTTGTAAATTCAGGATACAATGGGGAAGAGTTTGATGAATCTGTCACACTTCACAAAAGTATCCCTTTTGCTCATTTAATAGATTATAAATCTATCAATGACATCACCGATGAACATAAGGGGATTATTGAGCAATGCAGGAAGAATTTAGTTGAGGAGTTAGCAGATTTTGACTTCGCTTTCACGCATGATTTCGTGTTTACAGGATGGTTTATGATATATGGACAAGCATGTAAGCAAGCTACTATAAGCCTTCCTAATTTACGCTGGCTGCATTGGATACATTCAGTG